CGTCAAAATCCATCGCCCGCGTCCCCAGCGTAAATCGCTGAGTCGTCTCGGTTGCATAGATACTCAGGTTGTTATCCCCGGAGTAATCCTGCGGACCGCCACGCCAAAGCTGGACAGGCTCAAACGCATTTGGAAACTTTAACATTTTACAACTCCTAAAAAGAGTGTGACAATTTCAATTACGCACTGGTCTTGAGATTGATCTCAATGACCGCCGGACCTTCATTTCGCACCGCACCACAGGACATCGTGGTATAGACCTGGACACAATCACTGAGATCGTGTCGGATACTGACGCTGACGGACGGTTCCTCCTGCGAGGCGAAGGTAATGGAGTTTTCTGCATACGCATAACAATGCGTACAGTCGGTTTCCGTGCCGTCGGCCACCAGACGGGTCGACATCAGGAATTCAAATCCCATAAAGGAATTAATGGCCCCCTGGGCCAGTGCCTTGACGGTGTTGTAGTCCGCACTTTTGACCTCAGTGGTATTGAGCAATTGGTTGATGTTGTACGGATTACAGACGAAATACCGACGCCGCATCGGGTCAATCTCAGCATCATCCAGAAGCTGTTTACAGGTCAACAGTTTGGCGATAGTCAGCCCGGTGGCTGTGGTATCACTGTGGGCCGAGCCTGCGGCAACGACAGAACCGTCCCCGGCAATCAGCCGCATCTCACCGGTATCATAATAATTCACGGCGGTTGATCCGGTATGCCCGGTATAGACGGTCCCGCCCAGTGCGGCAATAATCTCATCATCGATGGCCCGGTTCAGGCCCCGGACCTGGTTTTGTGCATACGCACTTTGCGGATCAATCAGCATCCGCAGGCGGTCCTGTTTGTCGATCAGGTCGGCCGGGACTTCATAGTCGACAATCGACAGTTTACGCCGATCATGGGTGGCGTCGGAGATCGGCGTCGCTCCATGCCGGGTGGTCCGCTTCTGCGGGTCTTTCTTTGCCAGCCGTTCGATGAACATCGTGTCCCCGGTCATGGTTTCCGGCATGGTAGTCCGCCGCAGGACAGACTGCATCTGCTGAGAAAGAATGAGGATGTTTGCCTTATATTGATCCACAAAGGCAACGGGTATCTGCATACTCATTGTGTATCCCCTAAAAAGGATTTCATTGAAATTTTAAAAACCTTTTTCGGTGACTTGCCAATGAGTAGAACACTCAAAGGTTCAACCTGCATTTAACGTTTGGTCAACGGCCTTGCTTTTCAGGCGGTCAACGCGGGTTCTTTGCAGACTTGCCCGTGATTGAATTGTCAATATGACTATATTTCTTTTATTTTAAATTTGTCAAGTTTATTCCACCATTTTTCCGCCGGATTTCTTTTCGTACAACTTTTGTACATCTTCCACAAGCTTTTTGTGACGTGCCGGATTGGATTTGCCATCGGCATAGTCCGGATCACGTTGGAGGGCCTGGATCTGCTGGTCGATATTCATGTACTGAGCACCATAGCCCAAGGAAGTATCAATGCCATGGGATTCGGTGTGATGTTTCTGATAGATCGTCGCCAGTATATCGGCGACCTGCGGATTATTGCCGACCAGAGCCAATAATTCCTCACGCTCTTCATTGTCCGGGGTATTTTCCGTAATCGCCGCGTTAGCCAGTTGCATCCGAGCGTCATAGTTGTCGCCCCATTTTTCACGTAAGGCTTTTTCGGCCTTTTCGGCCATCACCGGACCGGCCTTTTCAAAGGCTTCCCAGAAAAACGACTCCGGGTCGGCCTCCATCGCCTGTTCGGCCTGCTGCATCCGTTTGGCATCCAGGGCCATGATCCCGGCAAACTGTTTCGGGGTAACCCCCAGCCGGTGCATCACGACTTTGGCCTCAGACATTAATTCATCATCCTGATAATATTTTTGAACCTCGTCAGGGATATTGAGCGTGTATCCGTCCGGAGTATCGGGCACGCCGAGGGCCTTGTGAAATGCCTTGATCTCAAATTCCTTGGCATTTTCACCGGGCGGAAAGATCCCTTTACCCTGTCGGCTGATCGTCAGATCCTGATTGTTAATGTGAGTAAGCAGATCTTCGACACTTTTCATGCCGTCCAGCGTCATTTTATTGCGTTTGTACATCTCCTGCGGGACCAGGTGTGACTGCCAGCCGTCCTTGAATGATCCATCGGAATTGACATACGTTTCCTGTGGTGCGGTGATCGTAGGTTCTGTGGCTTCTGGGGCCTGCGGTGTTTCTTCGGGTGTTGTCACGTCGTCCATAGTTTACTCTCCTGTATTTTCGTTTTCCGTATCTATACAATCCTCGACCGGTTGGCCGGGTTCCAACTGAATTAAATAGTGAATATGGCGATAGACTGCATAGGCTCCCAAATTGTAAAACGTCTGGTTAGTCGATGCCGGACACGCCATATTTTTGTGATGATTGGCAAGGCAAAAGATTGCCAGATCAGACAGGATCATCTGTCCGGCCTTTGTGGAAAAGACCTCTTTATACACCTTGTCGATTTCGATATCAGAATTAGCCATGATATTTTTTTGCTCGACGTTCTTTTATTTTTCTCAATGTGCTGTACACATAGGCTTTGGCTCGTTTAGAAGTAGTGGTTCCGAATTTCCTGCGAGCGGCAGCGTTAAGTTTTCGATGTTCGGCTTCTGGCATTAGGCTACTCCCTGTAAAACTTGTTCGGCAGGACTTCCCGGCTCCGGGGCCTGCGAGGCATTTTTAAGTGATTGACTGGCCGATTGGGCCGCCTGCATCTGCATGATCTGCTGTTGCTCTTGTTGACGTTTTTGACGTAGAGCGTCTCGTTCTTCCGGACTGTTCAGATCAGATTCACTGACACCAAAAATCGTCGCCATGTTGCGACCGGCCCGATCCACATTAATCGTATCGACGGTAAAATTCGGGACGACCTGTTCCATCTGCATCGCAAACTCGGCAAACCGCATGAGGGCATCGGAATGCTGTTCTTTGAGGGCCAGGGCCAATCGTCCCAGGTATTCGACCTTAAATCCCCGAAGTTCCGGCGGCGGGGCGGGAATACGATAATTTCGCAGCAACAGATTGACACACCGTTCGATCAGAGGCGTCAGGCATTCATTATAAAACCGAGTCGCCGGCAGGACGACCTGTTGGTATCCGGCCTTAATCCGTTCGGCGATCTCCAGCCGCGTTCGACGGTCCCCGGTTAATTCATCCAGCGGGGCAAAGACCTTATCAAAGAAGATCGTCCGCAGATCCTGTTTGGTCATTTCCAAAGTGTCTTTGGTGATCGGAAAGTTTCCGGCCAGCCGGGTATCCAGGGCCTGAATCGAATTCATTTCTTCCACGATATTATTGGCACCCGGATAAACCCGCGGCGGTCCTTCAAACGAGGATAGACTTTGACGCGGGGGGTTGTTCGCCAGGTTGGCACAAAGCATCAGGGCTTTTTTTTGTTCCTGGAGTTCCTTGTCGGCGGACAGCCCGTACACGCCTTGTCCATAGCCCCATTTCTCGGCACTGGTAATCAGCCAGCGGGAAATGTGGTATGGAAAACTGCGATAGCCGCCCTCATCAACGGTCACACATTCCTTTTTGTTGACACAGACCCGTTCATACGCATAGTTCTGCCGGTCACTGTAGCGGAAACTGCGATTCTGACGCGGCCGGATTCGCCAGATAAAGGCAAATTTATCCGATTGGCGTTTGGCATCCTTGGCCGCCTCGATGACCTGCGGACCGGCATTATCACCAAACAACTGATAGGCTTGTAAAGCGGTGTACTCCCACTGGATCCAGCATCGGTTCGGAAATCCGCGGGCGTCCACACCAAACCGGAAGTTGGCGACATCCCAGTCTTTAAAGTTCAGGGCCAGCAGATCACCGTTCCATTCAGAGTAAATACAGCACGTACCGAATCCGGCCCAGGACATGATTGTTTCGTTGATCTCCAGGATGAAATTACAGGACGGCTTGAACAGTTCGGTATGCAGGATCTCGGTTACACGATTCAGATACGACATAGTATTGGCGTTAAACTCGGCCTGGGATTCCGGAGCCAGTTGAAAAAAATACTGTCCCGGCGGGAAAAGGACCGAGCTAAGCCCGGCACACATCTTTTGAAATGCCACCCGGCCGGTCGGATCAATGATCGGCAGGGATTTGTCTTCTCCCGGTGTCCGCTGTACGGTGATGTTGTTCTCCCGTTGCAGGAAATGATCGGCGACCTCCTGATACAGACTCATAATCACACCGACATCGGCATCTTCCCGGTTCCATTCCTGTATGACGTCTTGGGCCAGCTTATCCATAATTTATCCTAGTACGGCTTTTTTACCGGTCGACGGTGACAGGGATCCGGTCAGGATCGTTCGACGATAGCCGCCGCGACGACGTGCCCGCGAAACAGCTTCATCCCCGGCCGGGGCGGTTTCTTCCACAGTGGGAGCCGGTGCCGGAGGCGGCGGGGGTTTGGGTGTTTTGGGTTTTCCCATAATCAGGTTCCTTTAATAAATCCGGCCGGGATACGCTTTTGCCGGAGTGTTCGCCAGTATTCCAGAGCGGCCGCATACGACATTGAGCTGTACCGCATAATCTGTTTAACCTTGTTTTTTTCCAGAGCACGGCTGAGCCAGTATTTTTTACGGGCCGGTCGTTTGTCCGGAGCCTTGCCCTTTTTGCCTTTTTGTCCTTTGGTTTTTTGTTCCATTGTTTCTCCCTTAAAATACGGAATAATCCATCACACAGTCTTTTTGTTTGACCTTAAACCGCTTGTCCCGATGACGGCCGACCTTCAATGCCGCAACCGAAAAGTAATTCAGGGCATTGCGAAAATGATCGTTACCGCCGCCGGTCTTCTTATATCGATACACGGCAATACGTTTGCGTTTGTCCATCTCTTTAGACTTGACACAGTTACAGCATTGCAGGGCAAACTCATCGATCAGCTTATTGCGGCGGGGGATGACAATCTGATTGTTCATGATAATTCTGTGCGTAAAGTCAAAAATTCCGGTCCGGTACACTTTGACGATCCCGGTCTTATCCAGGAAATTACAGTCTTGCAAGGGTGAGTCGGTATACTCACACAGCCAGACCCGGCAGCCATACCGGGACGCGGCCTTTTGAAATTCACGGGCCGCATCGGCGTTGGGCCGCAGATCCGTCACACAGGATTTCACGTGAAATCGCTTAATCAGATCCAGCATCTGACCAAACCGGTTGGCGGTCACATCATCCAGCACAAAGGGGCGGATAACCTTGAATGTCTCCCGGCCGGTCCGGGTGCCGATCACAATATGTTTTTTATCATCATTATCGACACCCATCGCACAGGGGCCGTCATGATTGTCGGGCATCCCCTCAAATCCGCAGCAGCTATATACCGATTCCTTACGGAGCTTTTCGTCCACAGAGGAATAGGCCCGGCCCAGCATCAGACGGATCACATCGCCAAGATTGTTTTCCGGGGGATGGCGATAACAGTTCAGGACATGGGCCGGATCCTGATTCTCACTGGTCAGATAGGACCAGTTAAATCCATGACGACGGCTGTTTTCCTTTTTGGTGGCAATCCATTTTCCGAACCGCTGACTAACCGGCTTTCCACACTGACTGCATCGGATGTATCCGGTGGGCTGATAGTTTTCCAGTCGACTGATTCGATCCGGATAGATCCCGATCAGTTTTTCCGGATCTTCAAAGAAATCGATCTCGGCACACGTCCAGCCGCCACAGGGACATTTACGATACCAGAACCGCTGATCGGAACCCGCCCATAGCGAGTCGATCCCGCGATCCTCATCCGAGGGATTGCCGATATACACAATCTGTGATTTACCGCGGACCCCGTCGATCCGGGCGTTACTGAGCCGTCCCCGGACTTTGCCGATGATTTCCTCCTCCATCTGATCGACCTCATCGAGTACCGCCTTGTCCACATGAATACCGGTGGCGGCCACCGATTGACGGGATTCCCCGTCGGCCGTAGGCATCATCCGAAGACCCCGCAGATACAGGTTGGCATTGCGGATTCGCTTAACATCGGCCGCGTCGGTCTTCTTGCCGCCCACCGTCAGGAATTTACCGATCTGTGATGGATTAAATTGAATCAGCGGATTCCAGCGGGTTTTACTATAATCCATCATATCGCCATCGTTGGGAAAGCCGTAGAGCACCCCCTGGCGATACCGGCCGTAGATCATGCCGTGAAGACATTCCAAAATCTCGGCATCAGATACCCCGCATCCGGTGGCCTTCATGTAACACTTTTCCGGGGCATCGTCCCGCATGAACGCGACCTGATATTCCCGGCCCTCGGTGGAAAACAACTGGCCGTTGGACAGGCGGACATGGTTGGTCCTGGCCCAATAGGCCGCATGAGCGGCACACATCGCCTCAACTTGTTGTAACTGTTCTGTGGTGGCTTCTGCCATTATTTGCCCATCAGTGACCGCCTGGCCCGGCGTGCCACCTCTTTTTGCTGTTTACTGATATCACTCTTTGCCCCGGTCGCCCGCTCAATGGCCCTGGTCCGGGCGGTCTTCTGGGATTCGAGCTTATTAATCCTTTTTTCCGCTTCTTTGAGGATTTTCCGCTTGCGTTTGGGGATGGGACTCTTAGCACCCATTGTTAAAAGTCGAGCATATTCGAGTATCTTTGCCATTCCTTAACTCCTGTAAATACTGGACTTATGGCACTTTAACAGGTTGCGGGAAAATGTTGACAAAAAAATAGTGAATAATTCTATTTGACAATGAATGTCAATTTTTATAGTTTGTTCTCAATGGTGGCGAATGCGATTCGTTACCTTAGAAGTCGGCTCCCCGGTGTCGCCTGCTGACATCGGGGGGCACTTATAAAGAAAGAGGACTGTATGTTTCAGGATGAGTTTCAAAGATTCAGGGATGAAAACAGGGACTTCACAAATAACTCGGCGGACAAGATTGAACAGTCACATGTTTTCCTTGCGGTGTTTCCTCAAAATGCGTATGAAGACGCCGGATGTATGATCCAGCTTGGTATTGCAATCTGGATGGACAAGCCGATCTATTTACTCATCGAAAAAGACGTCCAACTCCCGCGACACATTGCCCGGATCGCCAGCGGATACGAACGGGTAACCAAACCAAATGTCCAGGGATTTCATGAGGCCATGCACCGTCTAATGGCTAAAATTAAAAAGGATGGATTTGA